GAAACAGCAGTTTGTAACTTGGCATCTATCGCTCTTCCCAAGATGGTGGAAATTCCTACTGGTAAAGTTAGGAGCCGTAATAAGAGATTCAGAACTTTTGACTTTGATAAGTTGTACGAAGTTACTTACCAAGCGACCATTAACCTCAATCAGGTGATTGATATTAACTACTACCCAACACCTGAGACCAAAACATCCAATATGAAACATCGTCCTATTGGATTGGGTGTTCAAGGATTGGCCGACACATTTGCTATGTTGGGTTATGCGTTTGAATCCGATGAAGCGAAGACCCTCAACAAGGAAATCTTTGAAACGATGTATTATGCGGCGTTGTCGGCGTCTAATGACTTGGCAATTCAACACGGATCATATGAATCATTCAAAGGATCACCGGCTTCAAAAGGTATTTTACAATTTGATATGTGGAATATTAATGAAGGTGATGATCTGTCAGGAAGATGGGATTGGAACAAGTTGAAGACATCGATTGTTGAAAAAGGATTGAGGAACTCATTGTTGTTGGCTCCTATGCCAACCGCATCTACCGCACAGATTCTTGGAAACAACGAATGTTTTGAACCCTTTACCTCAAACTTGTACAAAAGAAACACCCTTTCAGGTGAATATGTTGTAATCAACAAATATCTTGTGGAAGACTTGGTTGATCTCGGTCTTTGGAACAACGAAATCCGAGTTAAACTGTTCGCTGAGGAAGGGTCAATTCAAAATATCAACGAAATTCCTGACCACATCAAAGAAACTTACAAGACAGTTTGGGAGATGAAAGGTAAAAATCTTCTTGATATGGCAAGAGACAGAGCGATCTTCATTGATCAATCACAATCTCTCAATATGTTTATGAAAGATGTTACTCACTCAAAACTTTCTTCAGCACATTTCTACGGTTGGGGACTTGGACTAAAGACGGGTATGTATTATTTGAGAACCAAAGCTAAAGCTTCGGCACTTAAAGGACTCGGAGTTGATATGAATGAGATAAAAATCAACGAAGATTACTTGGTACAATCGGTTCCTGTAACACAAACGAATATTTCCGATGAAATCACAACCGAGATGATGTCAAAAGTATGTTCAATAGATGATCCCGACTGTTTGACTTGTTCAGCATAACAAATAAAACTCCAACCAAGTGTTGGAGTTTTTTATTTATAAAAATTTACTATACTATATTTATCTGTAATGGCAAACGGAAAAACTTATGGTATAGCATTTCCTTTTAGGGATTCACTCAAAGGTGACTATTTGGCACTGACTGAAACTCCCGAACAGGAAATTAGATCCAACCTCATCCATCTTCTTCTCACAAGGAAGGGATCAAGATATTTTCTTCCCGATTTTGGAACAAGATTATATGAATATATTTTTGAACCTTTGGACGGACCGACATTTGGGGCTATTAGAGCCGAAATTCAACAAGCGGTAGATACTTACATTCCGAACTTGAGAATTGACAATATTGAAATTATTCCTCTTTGGCAAGACACTGAAACATTTGCTAACGGAGAATATGTAAGTGACCAACCTGAATATAAAATATTTGATATTTATAGAACGGCTGGACAGGGTGTTCAAGAATACACTGCAAAAGTCAAAATTTCTTTCACCATAACTTCAGACGCATTTGAAACAAAAGATTTCGTAATACTTAATATCTAAAATGGCAAATAGTAGAATACCATATACAAGTAGGGATTTTGAGGCGGTGAGATCCGACCTCATTAATTATGTTAGACAATATTATCCCGATGTTATTGATAACTTTAATGATGCATCCATTTTCTCAGTATTATTGGATCTCAATGCGGGTATTGCGGATAACTTAAACTATCAAATTGACCGTAGTATACAAGAAACTGTATTACAATTTGCTCAGCAAAAATCTTCTGTTTTCAATATTGCAAGAACATATGGATTGAAGATTCCGGGTAACAGACCTTCAGTTGCGGTTGCGGATATTTCCATTACAGTTCCTGCTTTTGGTGATAAAGAAGATGAAAGGTATTTGGGTGTTTTAAGAAGAGGAAGTCAGGTAATCGGTGGTGGTCAAACTTTTGAATTAATTTATGATTGTGATTTCTCTTCACAATATAATACACAAGGTTTTAATAACCGAACAAAAATACCTAACTTTGATGCAAATAATGTCTTAATTAACTATACAATTACCAAAAGAGAACCCGTTATCAATGGTATTACAAAAGTATTTAAAAAAGTTGTAACACCTGCTGATTCAAGACCATTTTTGAACATATTTTTACCTGAAAGAAATGTTTTGGGGGTTACTTCGGTGATTCAAAAAGATGGTACAAACTATGCGAATGTACCGTCGAACGCGGAATTTATTTCATCACCTGACAAATGGTATGAAGTATACGCATTGGCTGAAGATCGTGTATTTGTGGAAGATTCCACAAAACCAAGTGACAAACCCGGTGTTAAAGTTGGAAAATATATTCAAACAAACAACAGATTTATAACAGAATTTACACCCGAAGGGTTTTTGAAAATGACTTTTGGTGGTGGAACCACTTCTTCTCAAGAATTATTAAGTAGTTTTTCTAACACAGGTGTTTTACCAAATATACAAACTTTAAGTAATAATTTTTCACTTGGTGCAACATTAAAACCAAACACAACTTTATTTATTCAATATCGTGTGGGGGGTGGTAAAGGAACAAACTTGGGAACAAATGTAATTACACAAGTCGGTACGGTTGATTTCTCAATCAACGGGCCATCAAGCATTATCAATAATCAAGTAAAAGGATCTTTGAGAGTTACTAACCCTGTTGCTGCGGTAGGTGGGGCTGATAAACCAACTTTGGAAGAGGCAAGAAACTTTGTTGCGTTTAACTTCGCAGCACAAAAGAGAGCCGTCACAATCAATGACTATCAGTCTTTGATCCAAACGATGCCAGGACAATTTGGTGCACCGGCAAAAGTTAATATTACCGAAGAAGACAACAAAATCAAAATTCAGATGTTGTCCTACGATGCTGACGGAAAACTTACTCCAATAGTTTCAAATACCATCAAACAAAATGTGGCGAATTATCTTTCAAACTATAGAATGATAAATGACTACATTTATATTGAAAGTGGACAAGTAATTGACCTCAAGTTCCAAGTTCAGGTTGTATTGGATGCGGTTCAAAATCAGGGAGAAGTAATAACAAATATAGTTAACACCATTTCAACATATATGGATCCTATCAACCGAGTGATGGGTCAAGATGTCTTCATCGCCGAACTCAATAGTTTAATTCAAAATGTTGCGGGTGTCATTACTGTTACATCAATAGATGTGTTTAATATGTTGGGTGGTCAATACTCATCAGATCCTATCAGTCAACCATATTCTGACGAGACCACAAAACAAATTCAATTGATAGATCAAACCATCTTTGCTCAACCAAATCAGATGTGTCAAGTGAGGTTCCCGAGTAAAGATATTTTGGTATCTACAAAAAATTTCTCGGGAGTCAATATCTCCTAATGATTTTTCTTGGTATATGATTATTTTATAAAATACGAAATTTCGTATTTATAAAAAAATGCCCGACTTATGTCAAAAAGTTTTAGAATAAGAACTGAAGTAGGAGTTGATCAACAAATTCAACTTGAACTTAACCAAGATTTTGATTATTTAGAAATACTTTCTTTAAAGTTAAGACAAAGTGATGTCTATGACCGAAATTGTTCAGATTATGGTGTCATTGCTGGTAGAGTTATTGTCAACAAAGGTTATGGAGTTCCAAATGCAAGAGTATCAGTTTTTATACCTCTATCTGATATTGATTCTTTAAATCCCTTAATATCAACACTATACCCATATAGAGATTTATCCACCAAAAATGAAGACGGATTTAGGTATAATCTGTTACCTTATGAACCGAGTTATCCTGGTCATGCGGCAACAGGTTCATTTCCATCGGCGAACGATGTTTTGACAAGATCGGAGGTTATTGAGGTTTACGATAACTACTATAAGTTTACCACTAAAACTAATGAAAGTGGTGACTTTATGATTGTAGGGGTTCCCGTAGGTGAAGTTGCGTTAAATGTGGATTTGGACTTATCGGATATGGGTTGTTTTTCTTTATCACCATCCGATTTGATAAGAATCGGAAGAGCATCTGAAGGTCAGTTTGAGGGGGGTAGATTCAAAAGTTCAACAGATTTAGAAAGTTTACCACAAATTGTGAACTTTGTAAGAAGTGTAAATGTAAGTCCATTTTGGGGAAATAATGAAATATGCCAGATTGGTATCGCTCGAGCGGATTTTGATTTGAGAGATTTGGGAATTACTATAACACCCCATTCTGTTTTTATAGGATCCACATTCTCCTCATCCAATACTGACTATATCAAAGATCAAGGAAGTGGAAATAAACCTTGTAAGGTCAAGCCAAAACTTGGTGATTTATGTGCTAGTCAAACATCATCAGGACGAATCCTATCCATAAGACAAACGGAAGGAGTGGATGAAAATGGGGATCCCGTTCTCGAACAATTCAATTTAGAAA